GGCACATTTGCTCCAACTGTCGGCATCACGGAAACACAACGCGCGGCTTGCGATGTTGCTTTGTATCTTGATACTGAGGCAACTAATCTATACTGTGAAGCCGGGGCTTTCGATGCTGAGGCGTTCTATAATGAGCATGGAATGGATACTCCGTTATATGATGAGAGTGGAAATGCGGTGCGCATACTACGACCGTGGGAGACTACGCGCACGGATCTATCAATCTTCATAGGAGAAGAAGATACGCAATATCTTTTGGAGACCGCAGCAGATATCAATGGTGTTATTTATCGTGGTGTCTCAAAAGAACCGATGACGTGGGAGGGCGTAGCGTTTGAACAATACAAGCTCAATCCTACCGGACTCGCCATGTCATCGCCCGTTTCTATCAATGGTGGCAAACTGCGGTGTTTCTTCTTTGTACACGATTCTAATGCTATCATTGATTCGAATAGCCGAGGCACTTCCGGTTTAAACTCTTGCCAAGCATTTGTCGAAGAAGGGCGTGCATTTCCACGTTATAATGATATGAGCGCTATCTCAAACCAATCTTTGGCATGGAACCTTAATGCAGATAACACCAAACCATATCCATTTGCGGAAGGTGGATATTTTGCGTATGACATATATTTGACTAAGCTCGAATTATTACACGGCACTCGCTATCTCCACAAGTCCACACGTTACGGTAGCGGCATCTCATCGAATGATACATGTAACAGCGCAACTACTTACTTTGCGAATGGTGGTACACGCTATCGCGTTCAAGATAGCGCTGATTGGACATACTCCGGCTGGAACGGTAGTATTAGCAAAATCAAAAATACATCCAATCCGTCTAATTTTGCAAATTATTATGCACCAAAGGAGCAATGTATGGAGAGCCAAATGGCATATTCATATGCTCGCGAGCGCAATATTGAAGCCGGAACGGAGTTCACTTTCTACGGGAACAACTATCGTTGGGAGAATATCAGCGAGTTGCCGCAAGCATCTGCCGACAGAATGGATGTACGAGTATATAAGACACGCCAAACGATATTCTCAGCCGACGATACTAATGGTACCACACAAATATGGGAACTTGAATATTGCCTTAGAATGTCTCTATTCTCAGGGCTTACAGCTTCGGGCGATGTATATCGATATCGCCAAGGCGGTTATGAGCAAGTAGGAACATATTCACATCTCGTATCGGATGGAGCTTCTGGGAGCTATGAAAAATTCCCGATTCGCACCTACATTGAGCCGGATCAAACAAAATGGGTCAAAGAATCTTCGATAACTAAAAGCGACGGCGGCATTTTCGATTTTGAAAGAATCTACAAATTAGTAGACGATACATTGTCAATCGGAAATCATTATATACACACACGCTACCCGTATTCAGCCGGTGGCACATCAGGTGGTAACATTTCTTCATATGATTGTGCGTATATGTGGTCGCATTGCTATTGGGGTTCTACTCTTAATAGCAGAGTTAGAATAGGTGCGCGTTTCGGCTTCGATGCGTACAGCGCCGCTTGCGCTCCGCGTTCTGTCGATTGCCACAGCTCGGTTGCTTTTACGTCCCGTAACATTGTTGGCTCGCTCCAAGTTTTGTTTTAGAGCGAGAGCAAAGTGCAACGTCAGCGGTGCAAGGCACGACGCACCGCTGCGGCCCGCTAAAGAAATACAAAATCCATGGGATTGCGACAAGTTGAGCATTGGGACTTAACCTCTGAGGAGCAAGTTCACATGGTTGAAATAGAGGATATAGCGCTTAAGGTGCGCGTTTCGGCATCAATGCGAACAACGACAATTGCGCTCCGCGTTCTGTCAATTGCAACAACTCGGTTGCTAATACGAACCGTAACAATGTTGGCTCGCTCCACGACTGAGCAGTAAATCAGACGAGCCATTAACACCGATAACGCTATATTCTTGCCTCGGTAAGGCGAATCAATAAAAGACAAGCGTTTATTTCGGCATAACAGCCGACAAAGAGAAACGCGGTGGCGTAAGCTATCAATAACGCTCAAAACTTGAATTTTAAATTATTATGATAATACAACGTAGACAGATAGAACAAGCGATACGCAGTGCATCCAAACATCGCCAACATAAGGCTAATGCAACGATGACACAGCTGAAGTCTGCCTATGTTGCTATGGCTACAACGTCAACTCTTCGCGCAAAACGTGAAGAGTTGACGCCATACCGCGCAGCCATAGAATTGTTGTATCTTTTAATCTCAACAGACCATTATGACAGGTTAATTAGTTACAAGCCAAAGCATTTAGGCGGTCGCAAGGAACGCGATATACTTGTACCGGACTTTGCTACATTGATATTACAACACCTTTGCATTCAATTATTGTTACCATTTTACAAAGCGATTGACAACCGTGTTGGGTTGAATTGCAAACGCACTTGTGGTATCACAGCAAAGTCACGTCGTCGTTCTGTGATTAAGCGAATGAAACATCTATATTACGACCGAACCGACATACGTTATCTCGTAACATTAGACCAACGTCAATGTTATGCACACGTTAGAGTTAAAGTGGCACGCAGAGCGATGAAGGAGATAGGCGTACCAAGAGATTTAATTAACTATACAACAACGACTTGTTTTAGTCGAAATCAATTACCTATAGGCACGCCAACATCGCCGTTAATACATCATATCGTAATGTGGGAATTCGACCGTATGGTGCAACAGTATGGTCCGTGCGTAAGATATGCTGATAACATATTCGTAGGGCTGAAGGATAAAGATACGGCACAAGAGCTCAAATGGCGCATTAAAAACTATTGGTGGTACAAACTTGGTATTCGAGCCAAACGCCAAAGCGTTACGATTGTACCAATGTCTTTGCCACAGGATGTATGTGGCTATATATTACATCGCAATCCGGGCCGCGATGTATTGTCACACGACAAAGGGTATGTTATGATTAGAAGGACTACCGTTGATGCAGCTCGTCATTCCACTAATCGTAACTGGGGTAGCTATTTTGGCTTAATGCGTCATGGCGATTCATTCCGACTAATGACAGAAATTGAAAAGAAAATGGATTTAAGAAAATTAACCGAGAAGATACGCATCAACCGCACGCTTGATGCAGAGAATATTTCGCCCAAAGACTTAGCTGAAGGCAATGTTGAGTTCATAATATACGACTACGAACTCCGAAAGGACGGCAAAGGTCAATACAACTGGCTTAAATGTTTAATCGGATATCCGGAGAAGGATGAGAATGGAAATCTAACGGGTCGTGAAGTAGCACGAGAATATCATGGCAATTATTCGGCTTTGATTGATTGGCACGTACTATGTGAGCAATCGTACACTAAAACCGAATTACTACCAATGACACACTGCCGAGTTGAGAATAGTTGCGGATTTATATACAAAGGAAGCACAAACAAGCTAAAATACATCGAAAATGAAAGAAGTTAATCACATTATCGTACCGACAATTCAAACCGAGGATGCTATGCAAGACATATCTACATGGCGCAATAAAAGAATCGTATCGGTGGATGAAGGCACGCATATCACGTTGTATGTAGATCACTATGACGAGACGATGGTTGAAACAGCGGAAGAAATTCCGGATGAACAGCCAAAGGAGCGCACCGTAACACGTGCATTCCCGATACGTGTCACCAAGCCACTTACACGTGATGCAGCAATCAACGCAGCTGAAATGGAAGCATACCATCTAAACTCTGCTATGGATGTTGCATCATTCGCAGCGTCTTTAGCTCGCAAATTCAGAGACAACCCTGAAGATACGGAAGTTAAGGAACATGACGAATTTATCGCATGGATTAAAGACAAATTAGACGAAATCGGCATATGAAATATTTTACTATCAACGAACTTTGTCGCTCAACGAAGGCTGAAAAACTTGGAATCAAAAATATACCGGGTGAGGTAGAACTGAAAAATTTGGCGCTCCTTGTTGATAAGGTGCTTGACCCTCTTAGACGCGCATGGGGAAAACCTATCACGGTCACAAGCGGTTATCGCTGTCAAGCGTTAAATAGCGCTGTTGGTGGAGTTAAGAAGTCGGAGCATCTTCAAGGTCGTGCAGCTGATATAGTTGTCGGATCTAAAGCCGATAATAAGCGACTCGCAGACCTCGCAGTTCGTCTCAAATTGCCTTTCCGTCAGCTCATCATTGAAAAAGGTGGTGAGTGGATTCATATCTCATATAGCGAGAGCGACATCAAACGACAAGTTTTATACACCTAATACACAGAAAAAAAACTTTATCATTATGAAAAAACAAGATCGCACAGGAGAAGTCCGTTATAGCGCCAATGGTGATAAGCTGACTATCACAAAGTATACTAACAACAAGCATATTGAAGTCACGAATGCTACAACAGGAGAGACAGTAAATATGCGCTATGATGTATTCTCAAAGATGCTTCAGAACGCACCGACATCAATAGTAACCGAAGATGACAGCGAGAAAATTAACGGCACTAACCAAATTCCAGACATTATTGCTGATGCTTTTATTGGCGCTGTTGCGGCAATCATTTTTGGTGTAATTATATTAATGTTTGGATGAAAACTTTGCTTACTATCGTAACAATAGTGCTGTTCGCATCTCTTGGCTGCTCAAAACACACCTCATCATGTGTGACCGAGCAAAAGGCAGATACGGCAAATCGAATGATAGAGCGAGTTGACTCTTACCATACCAATACATCAAGGCGAGACAGCACTAAAGAAACGGTCATTATTCGTGAAAAAGTTGATACCGTTGGTAATATTCTCCAACAGACAATATATCGTGAAGTGTACCGCGAACATGATAATAACGCAGAAGTCAAACTATTGCAGAGCGTTATTGATAGTCTAATGTGCATACAAAGTACAAAGACTACTGTACCTCAACCGGTTGTTGCAAGCTCGGCTTCATGGTGGCGTACAATCACACATGATGTAGGAGCTTTCGTGCTCGGTCTTATAACTACGGTAATTGCTATTGCCGTAATATGGCTCGCTAAGAAGTACAAAAGATAAAATCTGAATACTATGGAATATTCCGAAATGTTATCCTCATCACAATTGTCGTGGTCGATATTTACACACCATATGCAGATATGTCTCGCTCTTTGGCTTATCGTTGCCATTGCAGCATTTGCTGACTTGCTCGATGCAATAAGGACAGAACGAATTATTAAAGAACGTATCGTATCCCACAAGCTAAGAAAAACATCACAAAAGATATTAGAATACTGGACTTTCTTATTTGTTGGTTTTTTGGTTGACACGGTTGGGTTGCTCTTTAAATGCTACACATTACCATACGTATCTGTCTTGATGTGTTTGGGTTATCTAATTGTTGAATGGCTATCTATTCGCGAGCACGCTCAACGTCGTCGCTCTAAGGCTTTAGACATTGAGACTCTATTGAATTGCATTATAGATTGCAAATCTAAGACTAACGCGCAAGAAATAATTAACAGAATTAAAGACTATACCGGGAACATAAAGGGATGAAGAATTTTAAGCTAAAACAACAAATTGGATATAAATCCGGTCAGGACTATAGGTTTAAGGATTCTGTAAGAACTACAGAGTCAATGGAGGTATTATCACAAGCACGTGATTGTTTCGACCATCTCGATGAATGGCGCAGACGTTCACGCCGATGTCGTAATTACTATTTCGGTGAGCAATGGAGTGACCTTGTACCTAACCCTGAATATAAGACGAGACCGAATGCTCCTCGTTATATCACCGAGTCTCAACATATCATGATGCAGGGCAAAGCCCCGTTAAAGAACAACATGATACGCCAGTTGGGTAAGGCTGTAATCGGGCAATTCGCCGGAGCGATAGCTGAGCCTATGGCGGTTGCAGCAGACCGTGACGACCAGACATTAGGCGAAATGGCAACTGTTGTCATGCAATACAACTATACGCTTAATGAGTTGAAAGAGCTTGACAAACGTATGTTGGAACGCCTATTGATTAGTGGCGTCTGTGCCGCTAAGATAACACACGGTTATAGCTTCGAGCATCGCATCAAAGATACATGGGTTGAAGCTATTAATCCTAATTACCTGTTTTGGGACGCCCAAAATTCCGATTTGCGACTTTGGGATTTAAACATGATAGGCGAAATCCATGACATGACTATTGAGGATGTCGTAGCTTCATTCGCTACCGATAGCCAAACGGCAAATGCAATACGCAAGATATATGGGCTGCGCGACTTCACTTCTACAAACATCGATAATCTTTCGTCTCGACCGATAGATGATTTGGATTTTACAACGCCGTCAGATCCTTCACTATGCAGAGTGATAGAGGTATGGAGACGTGAGACACGAACACGATGGCTTTGTCATGATTGGGCGACAGCTAAGTTCTTTAAGATTGAGAAAAACGAGCGTAAGTATATCGATGCCGAGAATGCTTCACGTCTCGAATTTGCCCAGTCGAAAGGTATTCTAAGTGACGATGTCGCGCTCATTGAAATAGAACCGATACAAGACCGTATATGGTATGCGCGTTGGCTCACCCCGTGGGGGGAAGTCTTGCGTGAGATGGAATCCCCTTATGAACACGGCTCGCACCCATATATCTTGACGTTATATCCCAACTATGATAACGAAGTACATTCATTTGTTGAGGATATCTTGGATCAACAACGTTATATCAATAGACTTATCACGCTGTTCGACTTTATTATGGGCGCGAGCGCAAAAGGCGTATTACTTATTCCGGAGGATAGTATTCCGGATAATATGACGCCTGCTGACATCGCTGATGAATGGGTTCGTTACAATGGCGTTATAATCTATAAGGCTAAACCCGGAGTACAACCACCAAGTCAAGTGTCATCTAATTCTACCAATATCGGAGTCCTTGATATGCTGCAAACGCAGTTGCAACTTATTACAGAGATATCCGGTGTCTCCGGTGCGTTGCAGGGTAAACAGGCTAAGAGCGGAACGGCATCATCGCTATATGCTCAAGAAAGTCAGAACTCAGCCAACAACCTTGTTGACATCCTCACGACATTTAACAGCTTCCGTGAGCGGAGGGACAAAAAGATGTTGCAAGTAGACTTACAGTTTTACGATTATCCGCACTATATCAATATCTGTGGTCGAGATTACAGCGAAGAAGCCAAACATTACGACCCGGATAAGATACGTGGCGTATCGTTTGACCTTAGAATTTCAGAAGCCGTTGACACTCCGGCATTCCGTCAAAAGACAAACGAGGTTCTGTTGCAGTTGTTCCAAGCCCAAAAAATTACATTAGAGCAAATGCTCGATTGTGGAGCATTCCCATTCGCTGATAAGTTGATGCGTCATCTTAAGGCTGATGAAGCTAATCAGCAACAACAGGCGATGCTTCAACAAGCTATGATGCAGCAAGAACAGCAGGGGCAACAAGACCAGCAGCAAGACCCCCGGCAACTTACTTCAGATACGGTAGCACAGTTGCCGGGGATGCCGCAACAGCCGGAAAACATACCGTATATGCGCGAAATTCCAACGCCCAACCCATTCCCTGATGAACAACAATAACCATGACACAGAGGAAGTATAATATAGAAAAGATGCACCAAGAAAACCTTGTGCGCAATCTTCGGTTTAGCCATCCGTACAATCCATTAACCGGGGAAGGGTCAACAGCTATTCCACGTGTGATGGTAACAATCAAGGATTATACTGCGAAGGCTACCCCAATGACATTGTGGCTTCCTGAAGATATGTTGAAAGAAGAAGATGGTGTGCGCGACTTACTCCGTGCCGGCTCTTTCCGCAGGTTCATCGCAGAACGCGATAACACTTTACTGAACGAAGTTTTGCAGGAAGCAATAGATACAGAATTTATTGAATTCTGCAAAATCCGCATGGAGTATGACTTTGAGTATTGGGCTTATACAACTGTCATGATTAAGGATAAGGTGACAGGACAGGATATACCTTTCGCTCTTAATTACGCCCAGCGTGCCATCCTACTGAAAGCATTCGAAGATCAGCGCAGAGCAGATTTGCCAATTCGAGTGATTCTACTCAAAGCTCGTCAATGGGGAGGCTCGACATTGACACAGATATATATGCTGTGGATACAAATGATACACAAAACAGGTTGGAACAGCGTCATTGCAGCCCACAAGAAGAACGGTTCTCGTACTATCAAGGGTATGGTTAATAAGGCTATTAAGTATTATCCGGAATTTTTGGGCCAATACGACTTCGCTCGTTGGGAGAATAGCAACTCAACATCAATCATCAACGGACGAAATAATAAGATTACTATTGGTACGGCACAAGTCCCTGATAGTGTTCGTTCTGAAGACATAGTGATGGCACACCTTTCGGAGGTAGCATATTGGCAGGCCGCTGAGATGATTAAACCGGAGGACTTGATAGCATCAATTGTTGGTTCTATCATTAGAGTACCATACTCATTAGTCGTAATGGAAAGTACGGCTAATGGCACAGGTAATTTTTTTCATCGAGAATGGCTTGCCGCCGAGAAAAAGGAGAGCGATAAGACTCCGGTATTCGTCGCGTGGTGGCAAATAGAGCTATATCGTGAGAAGGTAAAAGACGAAGATGCCCTTGTTCAATCATGGGATGATTACCAATGGGAGCTGTGGGATATGGGCGCAACAATGGAAGCTATAGCTTGGTGGATGTCAAAGAAGAAAGAGCTACGTTCTGCCGGACTCAATAAAATGAAAGCTGAATATCCGTCAACAGCTACTGAGGCTTTTGTTTCAACAGGACGTGCCGTTTTCTCTCCGGCATTATGTCGCAAAATGCGTGAATCATGTAAGGAGCCTATTGTCATAGGAGAACTCGCCGCCGAAGGAACGGAAGGGAAAGAGTGTAAGCTGAATTTACGTTTTGTTCCTGATACGACCGGGCACCTTAAAATTTGGCAAAAGCCTGAGACTGAATTGCTGATTTCTAATCGTTATCTTGTGGTTGTCGATGTTGGTGGTCGTAGCGAGCGCAGCGACTATTCTGTTATATGCGTCATAGATAGAAGCCTAAGAATGGGTGGCGGTCCGGACGAAGTAATTGCAGAGTGGCATGGGCATATCGATCACGACCTCCTATGTTGGAAAGCCGTACAGATTGCTGCATGGTATCAGAATGCTTTACTCGTAATCGAAGCGAATACTCTTGAAAGTACATTTGATACCGATGGAGACCACACGCAATTCATTCTTGAAAAAATATCGAATGTCTACTCTAACCTATACGCCAGAGATGACCCGGATAAAGTACGTATGGGAGTACCGCTTCGGTATGGCTTCCACACTAACCGCGCTACTAAGACAGCGGTCATTGATAACGAGATATTGATGTATCGTACGCAAGGCTACGTTGAGCATTGTGATGAAGCTGTAGACGAACACGAACGATATGAGAAATTACAGAATGGCTCTTATGCAGCACAAGAAGGCTATCATGATGATAGACTAATGACGCGTGCAATCGGAATGTATATATCTGAGAATATGCCGATGCCGATTGTCCGACCGGTATATGACCGACATGCAATGTATCACATGGTGGGAATGAGCACTATGTGAAATCGGGAAGGTTTGCTAAGTACTCAAAGCCCTTTGCCACATCGAGTTGAAGGACTTTAGCATAGATTTGAGTTGTTTTTATATCGGTGTGTGCAAGCATCTTTGATACTATCTCGATAGGAATACCCTCAGATAAAGCCCATGTTGCGAAGGTATGGCGGCCGACGTGCATAGATAGATTAACACGGGTATTGATAGAACCTGCTATAATCTTGAGGTACTGATTGCATTTCTGATTCGACATGAGATTCATATCGTAATTGTAGCGTTCCAAGATTTCACGCGCTTTAGGCAGCACGGTTAAGTGATATGGTGTCTTTGTCTTTTGGCGATGGTCTACAATTTTGAGTGTGCCATTCTCTTCAATAAGACAGCTTCGGTTAACTTTGATAAGGTCTACATAAGCCAACCCGGTATAGCACGCAAAGATAAACATATCACGAGCAATAGCAATACCCCCGGTCAATGGAAGATTTTCGATGCGTTGTCTTTCCTCTTTGGTTATATATTTAATCGAGTCTGATTTTCCGCGAGGGATAGAAAGACCTTTATATGGGCTTTCTTTTAATAGCCCATAGCGCATTGCCATTGTGATGTACACCTTTAGGCGTTTATGGTAGCCATGCACTGAGGTCTGTGTTGATAGATGTGTTCTAAGTTGTTTCTCCCATTCGAGAATGTTCACTTGCGTCAGGTCATCAAAGGTTTGGAACAGTCCGCTATCTCGAAGTGATTTTACCATAACGAAGTGCTGCTTGCGTGTACTCTCAGTAATGTCAGCACGCTCACGGATTTGTTGCTCAATCCAGTCACATACCCCGGCTTTGCCGTTGGTCTTAACAAGAAGTTCTATCGAAAAATCCTTGCGCATGGCGAAACTTTTCAGCTCATCGTACTTATCACGGATGATGCTGTTGTATTCATCAGCGTCAGGATGATTAACAACGATGCCATTTCGCCATTGGTTGATAGTCACGTTAACTCCGGTGGAGTAATATTTGCGCTTGCCGTCTTTATACACGACAATCTCAATCGGGCCATTTTTCACGGTAGTCGCACGATTGTTGCGATTGAAGATAATTTTTACAGAATAATTCATTTCCTTTTTAGCTTTGGACTGTCTACACTATGAATGTAGACAATAAGTAGACATTACAACTATTTGAATTAAGAATCTTGTCTAACATGTCAATTCTATGATAGAATCGAAAAAGTGTAGACAAAACGTGTTGCAAAGATAGCCAGAACTACGTAGAACGGCAGTTAAAAACAGTTAATATTTTCACGACTAATAATCATTGTAAATTTTTGTTAATTCGTAACTCATTGATTATCAGTATATTATAAAAATAAAGGCATAAAAAAAGCGGCAAAAGTGCCGCCTTTAAGTGACCCCGGAGGGAATGAAATTTCCTATGTATTTAATTTTCAATTAGATTGTTGTAAATGATGTAGACAAAATGTTAGCTTGATTTGACCGGAGATTTGATATTTTTATATTTTCACACTGATTGTAGACAAAACATGATTAAAGGTTTATTATTTACTTCTTGTGTTTGTTATGACAAAATGGTTACAAAATATATAAAATACAGTTAAACACTTGCGAGGGAATAACTATATGCTTAACTTTGCGTCAGTATTACAAATTGAAACTCGTACCAATTACAATGCGTTGTGAAACGCTATGGCATATACCCCACGTGATTCTTCCAATGTCGCGTGGGGCTCAGAGTTTTTATAGGGGTGTGTTCCTAAAATAAATTTGTATGATAGTACCAAATTTAGTGCAAACTTTTGCGAATCTTATATGATACTATCTTACTACTATACTACTATTACTAATAATAGTATATACTACTATTATAACTTACTATTTATAGTGAATACTAATTTACTACAAATGTATCTTGTGAAGGAGTATATTAATTATACGGTCTTTCTCGGCGATAATGCGGTCTTTTTCTGCTATCACAGACTGGTAAGAAGATATAAGGTCGAGCGAGGCATAATTTGCGATGTTGGAATTGTTATTTCCGGAGATTGCGATGGCATGATTGCCAATTGCGCATACAATTAAATTCGGTGTATTCATGGGTCAATTTTGATTTATTATTTATCAGCAGCCATAAGGACGCTTATCAGGCGTTCCTTTTCTTTGATCAAACGTTCTTTCTCATCAAGCAGCTTTTCAAGGAATGCAATCCGTTCTTTCTCGTCTCCGGTAGTGACTATGTTGTTCTCATCTCCATTCAGACCCACAGATTTATCCTCAATAGCAACCGTAATATTATCCACCAATAAAACACTCATGGGTACGTCAAGCCCTTTGGATAGAGACTCAAGCGTAGACAGATTAATATCTCCTCCACGCAAAATCTTGTCAAGTGTGGGGCGCGTCATGTTACATTTCCTTAGTACATCAGACTTCTTAATTTTCTTTTTCAACATGATTTCTTCTATACGGCTAATATTGAGCATATTGCGAACTGTTTAGATTTATTAACATACGAAAGTTTATAAATGATGATATAGAAATGAATATTTTCTTTTATCTTTGCGCTATAAAGATAACAATAAAAAATAAATAATACAAATATACCCACCAGTAGAGGATTCAAAAGATTTGCAATGTTAGAGTTGTTAATGGTTTAGATAAATTCACACGATTCAATATTTTCTTCATGGTATTATGTGGTTAATTTATCTTTCTAATATTTGAACAACTTTATCTTTCAACCCCATTTTAATAAACTCGTCACTATCAACTTCAAGCTCCACGACAACTTTAGTTGAATGTTTTTTGTCCAATAAAGTTTGTAACCGATTTATTTCAGCTTGATATTCTACAATACTGCTATTCTCGTTGCACTTATCATCCTCATCAAATAGATACCCCACACTAACGTCTAATACTCTCGCCAAGGCCTCTATCGTAGAGATCTTTGCATCAGCTCCAGACAGAACATTGTCTAATGTTGTGCGAGAAATAAGGCATCTTTCGGCAAGTTGTGCCTTGTTCAGTGGACTTGTAATAATCAACTCGTTTAAACGTCTTAGGTTCATAGAATTACATTTTATTGTGTGCAACAAAGTTGGTGATTAAAATATTTTAACGTACAATAAAGTTGCATTTTGCAAAGTTTACTGTACCTTTGCGCTATAAAGATAATAATAAAAAACAAATAATACAAATAAACAACACCAGTAGAGAACTCAAAAGACTTGATATAGTTATTTGTTTTCGAGTAGGGAGATAAGCCGGTCAATTTGTTGTTGCGACTTTTCGACGAGGCGACGTTGAGCGCTGATTTCGTCTATCGCTTTAATTAATGCAGTATCATACAGTTAATCTAAGTTGAATATTTGCGTATCATCTTGTTTTTAGTTCATCAATCCGTTCTTTAAGGTCTTTAATACGCTCATTTTTCTCTGCCACGATTGTCTCAAGAGATTTGACACGTTCCCTCAATACCTCATCAGTCACGGATGCATTGGTATTATCATGCGAACCATTTTCATTGAGTTGATTATTATCGCCTTGAATCAAGTGGGTTACAGTCGAAGTGCCACAAAAGAAATAACTGATGGGAATATTTAGTAAATTAGCTATTGACTCTAAGTCCTTTGCTTGAATCTTATTAAGGCGGATACAACGATGAAGATTAGCCTCAGTCATGCCAATATCTTTTGCCAGTTTTTTAATGCCACCGGGTCTTCCTTCACACAAATTCTTTATAGTAGATAAATCCATATAATTCAGCAAATTAAGTAATTCGACTATAAAATAATATAACATTTTACTCTTTTTAACGCTAAAATATAATTTAGTGTCTATAATATTTTTTACCTTTGCGCTATAAAGATAACAATAAAAAACAAATAATACAAACAAACAACACCAGTAGAGAACTCAAAAGTGAACTCATTATGGAAGTTTTTGAATTTAAAAGAGGTGAATTTAGACCATTTTTGCGCAAAATGAAAGTCGGACAAACCATTGCAGTAGCGGCATGGCAATCATCCTATGCAAGGACAGCTTGCTCTACGGTTGGTTTTGAAATCAATGCTATGTTCAGGACTTTTACCGACCGTGAAAATCGGGTTTTACTAATCACTCGTGAAAGTTAAGCGAAATGGAAACTTATGACTCTCCGCGATTGGACGCATTGGAAACGGTTCTCGGCTCTGTATTGCAGAGGTTAGACGAGATTAAGAAGATGATAGACAAACGACCCGTCGTTGAAAGATATGACAAGTTTGTCTCAGTTCCCGAAGCAGCAGAAGTGCTCTGCTGTCATCCTGACAGAATCTATGCAATGATTAAGTCGGGCAGACTTGGGGCGGTCAAGGAAGGTCGCCGCTGGAAAGTCTCGACGCGCTCATTGAATAGAGTATATCGATAGAATAATATTATGTTTTTAACTGTGGTCTGCCAAGACCTCTGACATTACTATACTATTTAATATTTCTTTCAGTACTCGTGAGAGTAAGAGGAATTGCTCATTGGGCGAGATACGCTACAGAGGTAGCCCCAACACCGTGACGGTGTGAAGTATTGTTTATCATATCAATAACCATTGCAAGAATGCTTGTTTTAATAAGCAACTTGGTTTAACCACTTATGGTTGGCACTTAGAGTAGGTTATCTATCTATCACTAAGCAGCAAGAAGAAATCTCATATGATAGAGAGGTGTTAACCATAGAGATCGGGGGTCGAGCACCACCAATATGGCGGCAAATTCGGAAAATGGGTGTTCCGAATCACTAAAACCATGATTACCGGTAGTCCGAATCTACCTGTCGCCACGATTATCTATTTATTTAATTGAGAAAGATATATGACAGTTTTCAAGAAACCTTCAGAGCTCCAACCCAAGCTCTGTATTACAGCCTTAATCTACGGGCAACCCGGTGTGGGTAAATCCACATTGGCTTGTTCCGCCCCCGGAGCGGTCTTATTTGACTATGATGGGGGAGCGACACGTATCAATGGTGCTCATCAAGTGCCAACGCTACAAGTCCACTCATGGGAAGACACACAAGCGGCACTCAACGAGTGTATGACCGATCCAACGATACAGACAATCGTTGTTGATACCGCAGGCAAGATGTTATCCTATATTGAGGATTACATCAAGCGCACACAGCCTAAGATGGTTAAGTCAGGCGGATTAACGATTGCAGGCTATGGTGTCCGCAAGCAGATGTTTAACGAGTTTATACAGACTGCATTGCGAACCAAGCGCCACCTTATTTTTGTTGCGCACGAGAGCGAGCAGAAACAAGGAGACGAGACATATATCCGACCGGAGATTGGCGGCTCATCAGCCAACGACCTCTTTAAAGACCTTGACCTTGCCGGGTATATGCGAATGGAGGGAAACAAACGTACAATCACGTTTGACCCTCGCGACAAGTATTATGCTAAGAACTCTTGTGACGGTATGGAGGGACTTATCACACTCCCAACGACTGTAGATGTTCATGGGCGAGAGCTTCAAGCTAATGACTTCATGACACAAGTTATTGCAGCATATCAACGTCGCCAACTAAAAAATATTGAAGAGAACAAGCAATATGAAGAATTGTGTGAGCTTATTAGAGACACGATTAACAATGTTGCTTGTGCAAAAGATGCCAACGAAGTCATCGAATGGGTGCAGACACTGCAACACATACGCAATTCCAAGGCGAAAGCCGCAGTACTTTTGCAAGCCAAGTGTCAAAGTCTCGGCTTGAAGTTTGATAAAGAGAGCAAGGTGTATGCAGACAGTTAGTTATAGGCTCTATCCGTCTTTGCTCGATAAGTTCCAGCAATACCTCAACTATGAAGAAGAAGCTGAGGAAGCATGGAATAAGGTCAATGATGAATATAAGCTCACACCTGACGAGATGGCGCTCAGCATTGAAGCCGAACTCATCAACAGCATCAATAGATGCCCGCGAGAAGCGAGTGAGGCTGCTGACCGTGGTACGGCATTTAATGAGATTGTGGATTGTCTTATTCATCACACCCAATGCAGTCGTGACGATATGACGATTACCACAGGAACAGCAGCGAATGGGACAGCTGTAATAACGGCAAGTCTCAATGGCTTTACGTTTGTCTTTGAGAGGGCATTATGTCAAGAAGTCGCTGATATGTTCCCTGATGCGCTAAGTCAGTTCTTATGTCGTAGCTACATGAATACTGCGTATGGTGTTGTTGAGCTATATGGCTATATCGACGAGTGGATGCCGACACGTATCTGTGATATTAAGACTACATCACAGTACAAATTTGGCAAATACGGTCGAAAATGGCAACGCCATCTCTATCCGTATTGTGTAATCAATTCCGGACAAACTGATAAGGTAGACGAATTTGAATACACAGTAGTTACGCTTAAGTCTCCGACGAAAGCAGCCCCATACATAACCGGTACTGTGTACCGGGAAGTGTACACCTACCGACATGCGCTAACGGTAGAAGTCTTGCGAAGGCACGTAGAAGCGTTCCTAAGCTGGCTTAATACACGACGTGCATTCATCACAGACCAACGTATCTTTGGCGGGGTAAACCCCGAAGGATATGTAGGAGAGAAAATTGAAATAAAAAATTTACAAACTGCTAAATATCTCTGAGCTATGCCACAGATAATTGGAAGTATAATCAAGACATATCCGACCGTGACTCTTCAATCGAAGAGCGGTCAAACTTTTACAAAACGAGATATAGTAATCTCAGTGCGTCGTTATGACCCAATGACAGGACAGCCGAGCGACTATGCTGAGACTCCACTCATCACATTCTTCAATGACCGTTGTGCCTTACTCGACCAGTTCCAACCCGGTCAGTACGTTCAAATTTCGTATGAATTAACAGGTCGCCGTTACACTAACGCCTCCGGTGAAGAGTTCTATGCTACAGATGTGCGCGGCTATCGTATTGAAGCGTATGCCGGCTATCGTCAGCAGCAACCAGTGCAACCCGTACAACAATCTGCGCCTGTGCAGCAGCCGAGTCAAATGGCTGCACAGCA